GTAAAAGTACACGGCTAATCCCCCACGTGGGCCTCAACAATTGAAGTCCACACCATCCCAATCCGAACGGTCAAAGTCGGCCGCTAATTCTTTAGCGAGCAACTCAACCTTTGTTCCGATTGGAAGAAGCCCCGCTATTCTATGAAGAAGTAGCGATAGGCTTGTTTTTGAGGTGTCTACAGACAGGGTCATCTCCCGTACATCTTTAAATGTACGAAGTGATCGGGTCGCAGGATAAGATTCCTGGGACCCTCCCAAATCTGTTGACGTTCCCGAGGTTGGATAACGAGATAAAGCTCGGAACCATACCTTAGCAGGAACATCCTCAGGGGCTGGATGACCTTCAGCTGCGGCGACATCGTCGCAGTACTCTCGTACAATGGCTAATAAGCCATCGCTGATATCATCAAGTCCCTCGCCGGTACTCGTATACACTAATGCATGCGAGATACCGACCATTCGCTGGGAAGAGCGTGACACACTGTGCACGCCCCCCATATGAATGAGGCGCAAACGAGAGGTGGCGACACGGTCACCATCACATAAGTGATGGAACCAAGTTGACTCTAATGGAGTCAGCCGCCAACCTCGCTTCGGGGGGAAAAGCCCGGCACCACCCAAATGGATGGGCACGTACATCGATATTCGATGTTTTCGTGCAAGCCGAGTTATTTCCTTCACGTAAGCTGGCAAAGCCATCGTCTGCGCGAAGTGCACACGACTGTGACCTAATCGATTATAATGAGTCGACAGGTACAACAGTGGAGAAAACTCCCACGGAACATCCGTGCGTCCTTCCGGGCCTTTAACCCTGGTAGGCTTACCTTGAGGGGTGAGTGCTTTGACCGACAAAAATTGTCGGTTGACGCACAAACCTTTCGAGGTAAGGTGATAAGCTCTCTCACAAAAGATACCCCTAGTAAGGGAAATGAACGATTTTCGTTCATTTAAGAGCATCCCAGTTAATAAACTGAGATTGCGCTTGTATCTCTTTATGAGAAAGAGGGGCCACACAGCTATGAGATCGTCACCACATATAAAATATGTGTTGCGTCCCGCCCCAATCTTGTCGCATACATATAAATGTATGAGATTCAAGAAAGGGAAGCTGAGTGGAATCCCCATGAGGGTACCTCGAGTCATCGAAACGGATTTTCCGTTGAAGTCAATCCTTCCCCCAGTCACAAGAATGGGGTCGATACCGAGGTACAGGGCAATCTGCTCGAGCAACTCCCGACTCAATAAGTCGGTTGCCGATGAAAGATCGGCAGAGAAAACTCGAACAGAGGGTGTTCTCCTGAACTGAACAGGTAGAAAATCCAGCTCTCCTAATTGAGGGAGTCGAAAGGCCACGCGGCGCATTAATATGCGCCGTAGTGACCGACGATATCCGTCGGAGGCCGCCACACGTAGCGCGCATGAGCGCGATACAATGCGGGTCTTCCACCCACGTTCCGCAACCGCAACAGGCGATGATACATCAGACATCTGGTGCATTTCATCGAACACATGTGTACGGTTGAAGAGAACAGTCCTCTTCTCAGACTGAGACATCCCCGGATTCCATGCCTTGGATTGCGCCTCGGCTGCATCTTTTACTCTTCTGTAAAAGTTAGCAGCTGTGAGACGATCCAGCATGGCTTCCGGACCGGGGCGCTTCACTGAAGCACTCTCATTATTGAGAAACCCGCGGTAGGGGGATATCGATGCGTAATACGCACGACGTCCACCCTGGGAACGCTTGGCCTGATTACAGGACCCCGAGGATTGCAGAGGAATCCGGTGCGTTTGCACCGGCTTCTTTCTTCCAAGAATCCTCCCCAACACGAGTGGATCTAGGGGACGCACATCAACATTTGATGTGACCCTTTGAACCATGTCTCCTTTGGCCTGTTGCGTAATATACGCAGGAGGCCTTGGGAGAGCTCGTCCGAGGAAAGATCTCTGAAGCAGGGATCTTTGCCACCCCTTGGGATCAAACCGAGAGCGACACCGTATCCAACCGGGCCAAAAGGTCCGGAGATAACGGAGGGATCGTTTGTCATTAGACTTAACGATCCAGTGCTCTCGGCATGCATGGGCGAACTCTTTCGCACGCGCCATGAATCCCGAGACGTCGGAGACAATCTGCCAGCAAATTTTGCTGACCCACTCAACTAATTGAGTGAGCTGGATGTGTTGCGAATTACGCGACATGTCCAGGTTGTCCCCTGAGAGAATCGAGCAGGTCAGGTGAGCATCCAAAAATTGGATGACAACCTGACGGGCCGTACCTTTCTTAATAAAGGAGGACCGGCTCTGCTTCGATGACCAAAAACAAGTGGTCCACCAGCTCGCTTCGTGCAATATTGCACGCTTGACGAATGTGGCGGAACGCTCACCTGTCTTCGATCCCTGGAATAATTTCCCAGCCCTCGAAGAGATCCGTCGTTTAACCCACGACGGAGGGTGTAAAGTGTCAACCATTGTGGTTGACGGGGGAGTCTTAAAAGGCTCCAGCGGCGCGTCCGAATGGATTCGTCGCTCCGCATGATCTCTACGTAAATTACGTAGTGC